CGCCGGTGCGCAGGGTTGTGTCGGCGATGTAGTTGCCGCCGCTGAGGCCGTTGGTGATTTTGTTATTTGGGAATCCCATAGTGTTGGTTGGTTAGTATTGGTTGACGCGGGCGGTCCACATGGAGGGCTGCCCTTGCTGGAAATAATATTTGTCGCGCTGCGAGATCAGCTCAGACTCGGCCATCTGTTCCATGGCGAGTGCCTTGTCGAGCTGGCCGTCTTCGGTGAGGAGATCCGAGGTCAGCATGAGGGCGACTGCTTTTGCGATGACGGCGGGCACGGTCGCGGTGAGGTTGCTTGCGCTGTATTCGGTCGGGCGAATGCGGAAGTTGACCCAGACGGTGGTCGGCAGGTCGGTGCCTTCGGGGAAGCGAATGGCATCTCCGAGGAGCGTATAGCCAATGGCGCGGGGAGCGGCGTGTTTTGCAGGGTTGTCTCTTAGGACGCCAAAGACCTCGCCCATGGCGGTCTGGCCGCTCTGCTCGTAGTCGATGTAATAGCCGTTCGTAGCATCGCCCTGCACGGTGCGGCTTTCGACGCGCATAAGCTCAGGCCAATCCGCCCACTCCCAGCAGTCCGCGATGCGTTCGTTGGCGGCGGCGACCATCATGGTTCTTGCGCCGGATGGGATGTTGGAAATATCCGAGCCGTCGTTTCCGGCGCGTTGCCATGCGCGGAGGAGGATAGATTGTAAGGTGACGGTGCGCATTAGCTGTTGAGTGCGTTCATGGCCGACTGGACGGCGGCTTCAAAGGTGACGCTGGGATTCGGCCACGATGCTTGCGGCGCCGGATTGGCGGCGAACATGGTAAGGATCTGCTGCAAGTAGGCTTCGACGGCGTCCAGCTCGGTGCATGTTTTGCCTGCGGCGGTAAGGCTTTGGCGCAGATAGAGCAAAGTCGGCTGGCGGTCGCCTGCGAGGCCGACACTGCGGAGGTGTTCTTCGGCGGTGATCGGTTCGGAGGTGTTGAATTCTTCCGCTTGCTCCCAGTTGGCAGGAAGCTCGGTGTCAGGAATGGCGCGGGTGCCTGCGGGCGGCTTCCACCCCTGCGGCTGGTCGGGGCGAACAAAGGTCACAACCTTGCCGTCTGATTCGCGGATGATGGCGAGTGAATTCATATCAAAAACAATGTATGCGGACAAAGCCGTCGCCTCCGTTGCCGCCAGCGCCACTTAAAAATCCAGAAAGCGCCGCACCGCCGCCGCCGCCACCGCCGCCAAGCCCACCAGCGTTGTCTCCCGCTTGTGCGTTGGCGGTTGTTGAGGCGTTGCCACCCTTTGCGCCTGTGCCGATTTTCGGCGAGAGGCTGGGCAAAAGAAAAGATTCACGAACGTCTGTAAAGGAACTTCCCGCCAGCGTTCCGCCATTAAATGCCGTTGGCGTTGCGTCGATGGAGCCGCCTGCGCGTCCGCCTTGCGTTGAGTTGCTGTTTCCGCCGCCACCAGCGTTGCCAGTTAAACTTCCTGCGTTGCCCGCGCCTCCGTTACCACCAGGGCCAAGTATGCTTCCTGCGACTCCTGTTCCAGCAGTTCCAGCGGTTCCAATTGAATTGTTGCCGCCGCCTCCGCCATTGACTCCTGCCCCAAAACTGGAGCCTGTCCGCAGTGTGATGTTTGGCGTAACCCATTTGACATAGGTGTCGCCGCCGGTCGTTCCGCTTGATCCGTTGCCTATGGCAGGGCCAGCCGCCGCACCGCCTGCACCGCCTGCGCCGACGAGCACCTCAATTTGATCTCCACCTGTAATGCGCGTTATGAACGTGCCATACGAGCCGCCGCCGCCTGCGCCGCCGCCGCCGCAAACAGCGCCAGAAGCACCTACGCGCCCACTGCCGCCGCCTCCGCCCGCGCCGATCATTGTGATGACTTGCATCGTAGACCATGACGGAATGTTCCAGACCCAGACGGAGCCAGAGCCGCCTGTGGCTCCAGACGGTGCTGTTGCGTAGTAGAAGTCGAAGGCTTCGCTTTGCAGGGCGATTTTACCGGAGGCATCGGGGACGGTCAGCGTGCGGGTCGTGCTGGCGCTGATGCCAGAGAGTTGGAAGGCTAGATTTTTGCTGGAGTCCGCGTTGTCATAGAGGAGGAAGTTCGCGTCGTTGAAGACATCCGGCAGAATCCCCGCGTAGGTCCAGTCAGTTGCGCGTGTTCCGGTGGTGGCAACGCGAATGTAGATGCCAGCGGGCTTGCGGTTGATGAGCCAAGTGCCTTCGGGTTCGCGGACGAGATAGGCGCTGTCTACGGCTGGCGGGTTGGCGGTGGGCAACGCGCTGAAGTTTTGCACCTCGCCGTCGATATAGGACGCACCGCCGCCGCCTCCACCGGAGCCGGTGAAGTCGAAGTTTCCTGTCAGCGGGTTGAACTTGATAGCCATTAGGAGCGAGTCACTGTTGCAATCTTGGCGTCATCGCTGGACGGCGTGCCGCCGACATAGGTAAAGGTGAGCGTGGCGACTGTCTGGCTGCCCTCCTTGTAGACCACCGTGGAGAGATTGTTTGTCGTGGAGACGTAATTCAGCTCAACCGCGTTGTGCTGCGGGATGTTTAGTCCGGCGATGTTTCTGACTGAGACGTTTGGGTGCATGGGCTAAACTCTCTAATTTCGCTATAATCAGGCGGCGGGTTGGGCGGACATGCCGAGTTGCTGGTCTTGTTGGAGCTTTTGCAGCGCGGGCTGGGCGCCGGTGCGGCCGATGACGGCGTTTTGCTGTTGTTGGAGCTGGAACTGGAAGGCTTGTGCTCTCGCGTCGATCATGGAGCGGAAGATTTCGTCTTGGGCGTAGCGTTGTTGGACGGCGGGATTCGACTGGATGATCGTCTGCAAGGTTTGCAGGCGGACTTGGGCATTTTGTCCGCCCTCTTTGAGCGGGGGTTCGGTGCCTGCGGCGATTTTGGCGAAGGCGGCTTGTTCGTCTTCTTGCTCGGCCTGGGTAGCGGCGCCGATGTCTTTGATGAGGATGCCGGCGAGATTTGGGTCTACTGCCTGCATCATATATTTGACCAAACCTACTCGATCTATGACTCCGAAGGAGTCCAGCGGAGTGAGCACGGAGGCCAAATAATCCAGCTTTTTTCCGAGCGCCTCGTTGTCGAGCAACCGGGCATCAAACTCGCAGGTCACGTCGAAGCGGCCGCGGATGTCGGCGGGGCTGGCGGTGAGCGGGAGATTGGGGTTGCCGGTGACGCGGGCGACTTCTTCCGCGGTCATGTATTGTTGACAGAGCGAAAGCGTCTGGACGAGGCAGAGCTTCATATCAAGGAGCCAGCTATCGACCAGCTCCTGGGTGTGGAGCATATAGCGTTGCGGCGGGACGGCTTCGCTGATGCGGCCGAAGTAGTTGTCCACGTCGTTGCGGATGGACATTTCGACTTCGATGCTGCCGGCGTCGGGCTGCGGCGGGTTCATCCAAGTGATCTCGCCGGGGCGGCGCTCGGGGATCTGGACGCCCGGCCCCATGATGAGGTCCATCTTGCCGCGCGCGGCGGGGGTTTTGAGCGGGGGCAAGGTGACGATGCTGGCGCGGTCGCCTCGCATGTCGCGTTGAATTTTGACTTCTTCCTGGGCGGTCTGGACGATCTCCGGCACGCCGCGGGATTCCAAGATGGGGCGCGAGGCGCGTTCGCGGGGCAGCTCGACGAAGGGATAGAGCGCGTGGGCGTAGGGCAAAATGTCGTGGACGGCGGTGCGATCCGGGACGTGGTAGCTGAGGACGGTGCGGGTGACGCGCATCGCCTTGGTGCGGTCGTCGTGCTCCTTCCTGTAGACGTGCCAGATCTCGATCATGTCGCGCTGGTGGTCGTAGAGGAACTGGTCGCTGCGGTGGAGGTTCAGCGAGATGCGGCGGATGTCGCCTTTCTTCTCCACGACTTGCTCGACCCATTTGTCATCCCAGCCCTCTACAGCGGCACGTTCGCGCAACTCCGGTTCGGTCATTAGCTCGCGTCGGGCAACGAACGCAGCACGCTGTAGACTATAGGTTTGAGCTGGAAAAATTATGTCCTCCCAGGGTTCCAAAGCGGTCCACTGGGGCCGGCTTTCAAAAACGTAGGGTTGCTCCCATTCGACAAAGCCTTTTTCGCGGAACTGGCGGACTTTGGCGGTGGTGCCGAGTTCTGGGATGACTTCGCCCATGAGCTGGGCGGCGAGTTCTTCTTGCTCGGGGTCGAGGACGACCTCAAGGAGGGCTTGCAGGTTGGGATCTTGGGATTCCTGCAGCATGGCCATGGCGTCTTCCATGGAGAATGACTTGATTTCGGTGCGGGTGGTCTTGATCCAATCGACGGCCATAACAGCGAGGCCGTAGGTCTCGCGGAAGTTGGCGGCGAGCTGCACTTCGCGCCGGAGGTCATCCAAGACGTGCTGAAAGAGGAGCCACTTGAGGACGGACTCCGCAGCGCTGCGTTTGTCGATGTCCATGGACTCGACGGGCTGGACCTGGACGCGCGCCTTGAAGAAGGCGTTTGTCAGCATGGCGACGTGGTCGCGGACGATGGTGTCGGCCATGCGGACGCGCGAATCTAAACTTTTGTCCCATGGAAACGGGCGCTTGCCGAGGGCTTCTTGGTGTTTGCGGCCGTCGTCGGTCTGGCCAGCCCAGATGCAGAAGCGGGTGTTCCAGTTGCGGAGCTTGCGCTGGACGTAGCCGCTGCCATCGGCGTCGGCTTCATCGATGTCCGAGAGGATCTCGGAGATTTTG